CAAGCGGTAGTGCAGGTTCACTATCATCTTTATCATTAGACACTGCTCTACCCGTATCTGAGGGTGGAACAGGTGTTACCACATTAACATCAAACGGAATTCTTACAGGTAATGGAACAAGTGCAATTCAAGCAGAATCTAATCTTACTTTTAATGCAGCTAATGGTAATTTTAGTTCGGGTGATGGAAGTGAAAGTGTTACACACGAACCAGCAAGTAATTATTTAACTGTTCACGAAACTGGTGCAACAAAAGGTTCTCATTTAAGATTAGCAACAGATAATTCAGATTTTTTCTTAACTGCTGCTGGTGGTAGTAATCAATTATCTCTATATGATGCCAATGCAGCAGCTAATAGATTGATTGTTACAAGTGCTGGAACATTTCAATTCCAACAAGATGTATCAGTACCAGTAACAAACAAAATTTACTTAGATGGTGGTGGCGATAGTTATATATACACAACAACTGAAAGTTCAAATAATAATATTTCGTTTGTGATAGGTGGTAATACAAGAGTAAAAATGTTACCACATATAATGTACATCAACTCAACTGGAGCCAATGGATTAGTTATAAATAATGATGAAGGAACTACTACTAATTCAGGAAGAATTTTCTTTGAAGGAAATACCACAACTGCATTAATGCAAGAATTGGATGATTTTAGTATTAGAACTGGTGCAACTGCTGGTAGTTCAAGTGGAACTGAAAGATTTAGGGTAAATACTTCTGGTGCAAGTGTTACTGGTGATTTAGATGTTTCGGGAGCATTGACTTTAGGAACTGCATTGGCAGTTGCTGAGGGTGGAACAGGTGCTACATCATTAACATCAAATGCAATTCTTACAGGTAATGGAACATCTGCAATTCAAGCAGAATCTGGTTTAACTTTTGATGGAACTTTATTACATATTTCAAAAGAAACATCAACTACTGGCACAACAGGAACTACATTTTTAAAGCTAACTAATGATGTGGGTATTGATTTATCTCAGCAAAAAACATTTATAGACTTTGCTTTCCTTGATGACAATACAAATGAAACACCACAAGTAAGAATTGGTGCTGAAGTAGGACAAAATGGAGATGCTAATTCTCAAGAAAAAGAGGGTAGTGGTGCATTTGTAGTTTATACTAATGATGCAGATACAACAAGTGGAGATGCAGGTGCATCTTTAGCAGAACGAATGCGAGTAGATTATCAAGGTAATCTATCAGCAACCGGTGATGTTATTGCATACTATTCATCAGACAAAAGACTTAAAGACAATATTGTTCGTATAGAAAATCCATTAGAAAAGGTTGGTAAAATCGGTGGTTATGAATTTGATTGGAATGATAAACAAAAAACATACGAAGGACACGACATTGGAGTTATCGCACAAGAAATCCAAGAAGTTCTACCAGAACTCGTAACCGAAAGAGATAATGGATACTTAGCAGTCAAGTATGAAAAAATCGTTCCATTATTGATTGAATCTATCAAAGAATTAAAACAAGAAGTTGATGAAATCAAACAAAAATGTGATTGTTTGAACAATTAACTTGATATTTATTACTAAACCAAAACAGGAGTTATAATGGCTAAAAAATCAAAAGAAATGAAATTCACTCAAGAAGAATTAACATCATTACAAGAATTACAACAAGGTTATGATAATATTCGTAATTCTATGGGTGCGTTAGAAATTTCAAGAATTCAATTGGAACAAAGATTAGATAATCTATCAGACGAAAAACTTCGTTTAGAAACAGAATATTCTAATTTAGTTTCAACAGAACAAACATTAGTCGGTGAATTAAACGAAAAGTATGGTCCAGGAAACCTTGACCCAACTACTGGCGTTTTCACACCAACTAAATAAAAAAATTGGTTTCCTAAGTATATTTTGACTTTTTAAAATGATATTTATACTTACGATATAACCTAATTAGGAGAAAAATAATGGCAGAAAGAATCGTAAGTCCTGGAGTATTTACCAGAGAAAAAGATTTAACTTTCTTACCACAAGGAATAGGCGAAATCGGAGCAGCATTAATCGGACCAACAGAATCAGGTCCTGCATTTGTTCCGACATTAGTTAGTTCTTTTGGTGAGTTCGAACAAATCTTTGGTAAAGAAAGCCAGAACTTTTATGTTCCGTTTACAGCGAAGCAATACCTTCGCAATTCAGGAGCAGTAACAATCGTTCGTGTTTTAGGATTAGGTGGATACGCAAATGACACAATTTCTTTAGGTATTAGTGGTTCAAACGGACACTTTGTAGCAGCTACACTAAAACCTTCAAGAGGTGCAGCAAACCCAGATACATTAGACTTAACAACATCTGGTTCTATCTTGTTGACAAACGGAGCAACTAAAAACTCATTTACATTAGCAATTAACGGAACTTCATACGCATTATCATTTAATTCAAGTTCCGCAAATTACATTGGTAAAGTATTTAGTGAAGATGCTCAAGATGCAAACAATGATGTTTATGTGTATTCAAACTTCTTAAAAACACAAAATTTAATGAATGCAACCGCTAGTATTACTGTAGCTACTGGTTCAGATGAAAACTTTTCATTCAACTATAAAGTTGCAACAACACCTTCCATTACATCACAATTAGTAAACTCAACCAGAACTTCGTTGTTCAAAGTCAATACATTGGCACACGGAACAACAGAAAGTTCAAAATACAGAATCGGTATCACTGATGTTAAAAGACCAGCAGATGTTCCAGGTTCTGATTATGGTTCATTTAGTTTACAAGTGATTGTAAATAACCCAGGTCAAAATGATGATGGAACAATTTTAGAAAACTTCCAAAATCTAAATTTTGACGAAGACTCAACAAATTACCTACCAAGAGTAATCGGTGATAGATATGTAACAATAGATTCAAATGGTAAACTTACCTACAATGGTGATTATCCAAATCAATCTAAATACATTTATATTTCAGATTATTCAGCATTGACAGGTATTTCAAAAGACTTAGTTCCTATGGGATTTGCAGCAGTATTGAAACCACACGTAGCGAGTGTAGCATCACTTGCAGGTAGTGGTTCAATGACATTCCCAACAGCTTCATTCAAAGGAATTACAAGTAATGGTGGTCAATTAAACTCAAGAGGTACATTTGACAGAAATGCATATTATGGATTTGACTTCGGTAATTCAGACAACACTGAATACTTAGGACCAACACCAACAGGTGCACAATCTGGAAACAATGTAACTATGAGTTTGGAAAACGCATTCGGTAACGACGATGCATCAGTGTTTGGAACAACACACGCATCAGGAAGTCAAAAGATAACATTAGATGTATCAGCTTTCCAACAAAGAAAGTTCTTAGTTCCTTTCCAAGGTGGTTTTGACGGAGACAATCCAGCAAGAACATTCTCAACAGGAACAAACATCAGTGCTACAAATTCACAAGGATTTGATTTGAACGACGCTAACGCAAGTGGTTCAGTAGCTTACAGAAGAGCAATCAATGCTATTTCAAATCCAGATGAGTTTGATATTAATCTATTGGCATTACCAGGTGTTATTCATTCATTACACCCAAGTGTAACAAATCACGCAATAGACAAAATTGAAGATAGAGCAGATGCATTCTTCATTATGGATGGTTCACCATATGGTGCTTCAATTCAAAATGCAATCAATAATGTAACTGCAGTGGACTCAAATTATGTTGGAACCTATTATCCTTGGGTTAAAATCTTGGATAGTGTTAAAGGTAGACCAACTTGGGTACCACCTTCAGTTGTGATGCCAGGTGTTTACGCAAACAATGACGCAATAGGTCAAGAGTGGTTTGCACCAGCAGGTCTAAATCGTGGTGGTTTAACAGAAGTATTAGAAGCCGAAACAAGACTAACCAACGCAGAAAGAGATGATTTATATGAAAATCGTGTAAATCCAATCGCATCTTTCCCAGGTCAAGGTGTAGTAGTGTTTGGACAGAAAACACTTCAAGGTAAACCAAGTGCATTAGATAGAATCAATGTAAGAAGATTGTTGATTAACTTAAGAAAGTTCATCGCTTCTACATCAAGATTCTTGGTATTTGAACAAAACACAGCAGCTCTAAGAAACAGATTCCTAAATATTGTGAATCCTTACTTAGATACGGTTCAAGCAAATAGTGGATTAACAGCATTCAGAGTAGTAATGGATGATTCAAACAACACACCAGATGTTGTAGATAGAAACCAATTAATTGGTCAAATCTTCATTCAACCTACAAGAACAGCTGAGTTCATCGTATTGGACTTTGTGGTTCAACCAACAGGAGCAGCATTCCCTGAATAATAGGAACACAACCTATAAGAAAAACCCCCGATACTCTCGGGGGTTTTTTGTTATGATAATCAGGAAGAAAAATTTTGAGAGTTTAACCACCTAACTCACAAGGGTTGTTTCTAATTTCGTGAAACCCTACATAACCCTTCGGTTCCAAATAAGTAGTCACCGAAAACCCACAACTCAATAGGTTCTTACGATTACGATATTAACACCTATTTAGGATAAATAGCAAATGTATCAGCATATTCTGCTATCGTATTGTATTGACTTCTACGATAACCATATTGTGGTTTGCTACCACCACGATATCTAATTCTATAATTACCAGTCATCATCATTTCTCTAATAACCGGATTCCACCTAAATTCCATAGGAATACCTTTGTAATGAGCTACTTCATTATAATCATCATTATTATAATCTTCAAGATTTAATCTTGGTTGATTAGTATTAGCTTCATACAATTCCATAGGATTGTGGTTATATTGATAGACATTCATAGTAAATGTCCTATTGTCAAAACCAAAACATCTTTCTACAAAAGTATCTTGGTAATTTCTCGGTTGAATTGTTGTATTTTCAGTCATTTCGTTTTCCTTTATCATTATCATAACACTATAATATACAAATACTATTTGTAAATGTCAAGCTTTTTTTTAATTATTTTCTTCAAAGAGTTCTTCTTCACAATCATCGCAAAGGAAAAAGCCGTCTATTTCAACACCACACTCTTCACATATTATCTCATCAATCATACTATAATATACAATGAATAAATGACAATGTCAAGTAAAAACTTCAAAAAAACTTCGAAAAAATATATCAAAATAAATCGTTATAGGAAATCATCTTTTTTAATTTTCTTATATTTATTACTGAAAAGTAATAAACTTTACAGGAGAAATAAAGTGGCAATGTTAGACCCAAATGAAATATTTTTTACACCATTTGAACCAAAAATGTCGAACAGGTTCATTATGGAAATTGACGGAATTCCTGCATATTTAGTTAAAACATTAGCAAGACCGGCTATAAACTTAGGTGAAGTCGCTCTTGACCATATCAATGTAAAACGATATGTTAAAGGAAAAGCAGAGTGGCAACCAATCACAGTAACTCTATACGACCCAATCGTTCCATCAGGAGCACAATCAGTTATGGAGTGGGTAAGACTACATCACGAATCAGTAACTGGTCGTGACGGATACTCAGATTTCTACAAAAAAGATATTACTTTTAATGTATTGGGACCAGTCGGTGATAAAGTTGAGGAGTGGACACTAAAAGGTGCTTTCATTACCACAGCTGACTTTAGTGATTTAACTTACTCAGATGCTAATCCAGCTGAAGTATCCTTAACACTAAGATACGACTACGCAATACTACAATTCTAAGGAGAATAGTTATGTGGGCAATATTTAAAGATGATAACGATTACAATGAAAAATCAATAATTGGATTTGCAGCATTCGCAGTAATGACAATATTCGCAATTGTTGATTTAGGAACAGGAATCGTTGGAAAAGATTTGGTCATAAATGATATGGTATACAATTCATTTGTATTCATAACATTAGGTTCTTTCGGTATCGCAGGTGCTGAAAAGATTATGGGCAAAAAATAAGTTATTAATTCAGTATTAATCAAGGAGTAAACAATGGCTGAAAATCAGTATGGATTTCCTACTGAAGTTCTATCTTTACCTTCACAGGGATTATTATATCCCGAAGATAGTCCTTTGCGTAGTGGAACAATAGATGTCAAATATATGACAGCAAAAGAGGAAGATATCTTAACTTCCACAAATCTAATTCAACAAGGTAAAGTAATTGACAAACTTTTAGAAAGTGTCATAGCAGACCCAAAAATCAAAGCAAATGATTTATTACTTGGGGATAAAAATGCACTTTTACTCGGAACTCGTATTTTAGGATACGGAAAAGACTATGAAGTTTCAATTACCGACCCTGACACAAACCAATCAGTAAGGCAAGTTATTGACCTAACAACAATACAACATAAAGATATAGATGTATCTTTGTATGAAAATGGGAATCTATTTAGTTTTGAATTACCTAATTCTAAAAGCGTAGTAGAATTTAAGTTAATGACCGAACAAGATGAAGTAGAAGTTCAAAATACTTTAAAAGACTATGAAAAGTTAAAAGAACTAACTGGCATTGATAAAGGACTTACTACTCGTCTAAAACATATGATACAATCAGTAGACGGAGACAAAGACCAAAAAGCTATTGATGACTTTGTTGATAATAAGTTTTTAGCATTAGACGCAAGAGCATTCAGAACATATCGTGAATCTATTGAACCAGATGTCGTGATGAAGTTTGACTACACAAGTCAAACTGGTGGGAGTCATAAAATTGATATTCCATTAGGGGTCGAATTTTTTTGGCCAGCCGCCGAGTAATAGGGCGGCCATACACGAAGAAATCTTTAACATTGCCTATTATGGTAATGGGTTCACACACAACGAACTATACAATATGCCACTACCTTTAAGAAGGTTTTATGGTCAAAAGTTAGTTGATGCTAAAAAAGAAGAGAAAGAAGTTATGGATAAAGCTCGTGGAAATTCCACACAAATTTCTCGTCCTACATTCCAAAAATCTTAAAACTTGATATTTATTATTGATGAAGAACAAACTCACAGAAAAACAAGTATACAATGAAGCTTTAACAAAGTTTTTCACTCGCCTACTAAAAAAGAGAATGGGTGGAAACGTTGATGATATGATTAAGAAAAGTCCAAGTTTAAGAAAATCAGTAGATAATTTAAATAAGGGTATTGACGATTTTGATAAAGCATTCAGAAAAAAACACGGAGACGAATTTGCAGATAGAGTTCAACAGCAAATGTCTTCTTTGATTAAATAATACCAACGTTTTACACACATCACAATAAATTATTATGGCAAGAAAAACAATATTAGATATAGAAAATGCAATTGGCAAATTGGAAAAGTTTGCCGAAAAAACTTCGCAAGCAACATCCAAACTTACCAATTTGGAAATTGCATTTGCTGAGGGGAAAGCAACTCAAGACGAAGTTAACGCACAGAAACAAAAAGAAAAAGACGCCAAAAATAGAGAAAAACGAGCAAGAGATAAACTTGAAAAGTCAATTGGTGATACTGAACAAAAGTTTAAATCGTTAGCAGGTGAAATAAGAGACTTTGGTATTGAGATGAGTCAGACCGGCCGAGCATTTGATAAATTACTTGGTAAACAAGGTGTAGAAAAATTTTCAGGCTTCTTTGGTAAAATCAAAGAAAGTGAAGCAACTCTTGTAAAAGAAATAGACCAAAGAAAACAAGCATTAAAAGGTGATAATCTTACCGCAAAACAAAGTGAATTAGTTAGAGAAGAAATATCTATACGAGAATTTTTGATAAAAAGTCTTAGAGGAACAGCTGATAAACTTACTGCTACAGCCAAAATGATTGAGAATATCGGAACTGATAGTGCAATAACAGAAGTCGATATGAATAAAAGGCGGATTGATAGACTCTCAATAACTGCTGCCAGAGATGCGTTAGGGCCACAAAGAATAAAAGCTGATGGAACAGCCGACGAAAGACGTAAAGGTGGAAAAGCATTCAATGAACTAACCAATAGTCTTACAGCTTTCGATGCAGTTGCGAACGCAGAAGATGCTATCGTTGGGATAAATAAAAAGTTTGCTACTTCAGTAGATTTAACGAAAAAGATGGTTGGTAATTTTACAGCAATGACAGACCAGATTCCAATTATAGGCGGTTTAATAACAGCTGGTATCAACAAAGGACTTGAGAAAGCCGTTGGTTTCGCCGGAACACAACTAAGAGAAAATTTTAAAGCTTCCGGAAAAGAAATAGAAAACAACACAATCAAACAAAGAATATTCAATTTTGTAACAAATTTAAATCCATATGTGGCCATAGCAGCAGCTGTTCTAGCTCTTGGGGGTGCAATATTAGGTGCAATAACCTATACAAGAAACTTAGGAAAAGAACTCGGAGTATCGGTAAACACTGCTAAAAAATTTAGTGGTGAAATATTTGCAGCGAGTGCACAATTAGCATTCTTCGGACAAGATGCGAAAGCAATTGCAGGTGAATTGGTAGACGCATTTGGAACTACTGAAAGAATATCACAAAATACTATTGTTGAAATAGGTAAAGCAGCAACAAAACTTGGTGCAGAAACCAAAGACATTATATCTATTCAGAAACAATTGATGGATATGACAGGAGCATCTGCTGATGCTTCTATGGAGTTGATAAATAATATCGGTAGAATAGCAGATGCCGAGGGAGTAGCAGCCGGTAATGTAATTGCTGACATCGCTTCCAATATGGCAACATTTGCAGAGTTCTCAACTATGGGAGCACAAGGATTAGCCGAAGCAGCAGTTCAGGCAGCAAAAGTTGGTTCAAGTTTAGATAATGTAACTAAGTTTGCAGAAAAATTAATAGACTTTGAATCCAGTATCACAGCAGAATTTGAAGCACAAGTCTTAACGGGTAAACAATTAAATCTCGAACGAGCAAGAGAATTAGCACTACAAGGAGATATGACTGGATTATCCAAAGAACTACAAAGTACCGTAGGTGGATTAGGAGACATACAAACTATGAATGTTGTAGAGAAACGAGCAATATCTGCAGCAATCGGTGTTAGTGTGGCAGACTTACAAAAGATTTCTCGTGGAGAAGCCATAGAACAAAAGAAAACACAAGAAGATTTATTACAACAATTAATAGAAGTGAACAAAAAAGGATTCGCTGGAAACGCAGAAGCGTTCGGTAAAGGTGATACATCATTTAATAACTTTATGAACTTTGGAGATGTATAATGGCACTAATTGAATTAAAGTCAAATTTATCAAACATCAATAAAAACAAAACTGATTTGACTTCACAAAAAGAAGCTAATGCCAATACAAATCATTCCAAATTAAGACCAGATGACGACCAATTAGTCGTTAGAAAGATTGGTAAAAGATATCGTGGTACAAAACTTGACGGAGGATTAAGTAGAGGTGGAGCTGCACTACAAGTAGAAAGAAGTGCAGAAGATGTAAAAAGAATTGGTAAGTTTTTATTCTCAGGTAGAGGTGCATTATTCACGGTAAAACAAGCAGTATTACAAAATCAAAACGAAGATAGGCAAACCAATGTTTATGACCCAACATCAATAATTAAAAATTTAAGTCCAAAGGGAGATTTCCAAAGACATATTAATGAAACTGATGTAGTGGGTTCTATACTTGGAAGAGGTTCTAAAGACCAATATGAAGAATTTGTTAAAAATGGAAATCATAAATCAGGCTCACTTAGAAGAGATTACAAAGAAGTAGTTAGTGCAGTTAATTTAACGAATCCAAAGAAAAGAGGAACTATAAATGTTAAATATGGTGGTGAGTTTGGAAATTTAAAATTTACACAAGCACCTGACAATAAACTACCAAAAGATTTTATAAAATTTAGAATTAGAGATGCAGTAAATGGTAAATGGATTATATTTCCTGCAATGATTACAGGCATTACAGACAACTCAACCGCAACTTACAATCCTATAAATTATATTGGTAGACCAGAATCAGTATATGTTTATCAAAACAGAACTCGTAGTATTGGATTTAATTTAAAAGTTGTTGCATTTAATGAAAATGATATAGAAACAAATTGGGTAAAAATTAATGCACTCAAAGGATTAACACAACCAGAATATAAACCATTTTTCAACAACAACGATAGTCAAATGGAAACAGAAACCAGACCAGTGGCACCATATATTTATTTAACCATTGGTGATATGTTTATCAATACACCAGGATTTTTCGAATCAGTCAACATAACGATTCCTGAAAATTCATCTTGGGAACTCGTAGAAGGAAAACAATTCCCACATATGTGTGATATATCATTATCATTTACATATATTGGAAAAGAAATACCAACAATGAGAGGTATTAACTTTGATGGAATTAAAAAAACAGACGATAATGAAAACTTTCAATTAGCAGGAACATCCAATGCGATATAACGAATCAAAAGTATTCAGAGATGAAAATGGAACCAGATACTTAAATCGTATTCAATATCCAGTTATTCCAATCAGTGATTCTGACATTACTTTAGTTGGTATCAAAGGACAACGAATGGACAACTTGGCATTCAAATATTACGGAAACCAAGAATTGTGGTGGATTATAGCTCGTGCAAACAATCAAAACAATGGTTCTATGTATTTACAATCAGGAAAAGAATATAGAATACCACAAAATATCGGAACCATTTTAAGAAACTTCGAAAACTTAAACCGATAATGAGTACATTTACAGTAACCAATATAAACAAAAAAGTTAAAACAGCAATATTTAAGAAAATTGATGCCTTAAATAGATTATCATTAGATGGTACACAAAGTGGAGATAACTTTTTTCAACAAACGGCCAATGTTTCTACAGCTTTAGAACCAAAAGACACTTCAAATCCAGTAGGACATCAATTGGTTCGTAATGTTTTCGCAAGAGCCCAAGCAGACATCATTGACAAAAATTCACCAGGTGATAGTGTAGAACAACTGGCGGGTTATATGAAAGGTGATGTATTGGACGGGTCTTTAAAACAAGGACTAAGACCAATATCATTTAATAAAAGTCCATTCAATGATGATAAAAATTATATTTGGAGAGGTGAGAGTGGTATCACCGGAATAGAAGTTCAACAACAAAATTATTTTGTTAAAACAATAGTATTGAATTGGGAATGTCCAGACCCAGTGGAATTTGAAGAACGATTTTTAAAAAAGTTATTAAAACACGGAAGATTTTTTGTAGTGGAGTTTGGTTGGGGAATTGATGAAAAACAAATAGAAGCAGAATTAAGAGGAACTTTAGATTTAGATTCTATTGCTTTTATGACAGAAATTACAAATCAAAGAAATACAAATTATGCAGGTTCATATCAAATAGAAACAGGAATTGTTCAATCATATACTTACAAAATGACAGCACAAGGTGGATACAATGGAAGTATTACATTGATATCACGTGGAGCAAATGTATTGAAAACACCATTAACTGATGGTGATGACCAAACATCACAACCAGATGTCTTTGCAAACTCAAAGCCACAAATTAAAAACACCGGAAACAAAGAAGAACAATTAGCAGAATTTTACAAAGCAGAAAAGGGATTTAAACAAATAATCGATGTATTACCAGATGTTGTTGAATTGTTTTTAACAAAAGGTGTAGAAGAAGAAGAACTTTCACTCAAAACACCAACAATTGAACTTGAAAATACAAAAGCAGGACAACGAGCAGAACAAACTTTGGGACAATCTCCTTTTCAAGAAATGTTAGGTCGTTTGAAAGACAATAAGTTATTTTCATCTCTACCTGACACAGAACCTAAATCAATAAAGGTTAAGTTTAAAAATGGTGCTATGAAATATTCCAAAGGTGGTAAATATAAATTAGATAAAGGTTATTTAGTAACTTGGGGTTGGTTTGAAGACCATATATTAAATTCGTTTTTTCAAGTTACAGCAGAAACTAAAGAAAAAGGAACTCAAATATTACAACAATTTAGAAGTGTTCATAAAGAAAC